CAACTGCTGTGCCATCAGCATGAGCTGCCTTACTTGTTCCATCAACTTCTCTTGTAATTGTTGTTAAGTTTGGTGACGATACACCTGCGTATGAAATTAATTCGTTTTCAACTAATATTCTTCCTGATGAACTAAAGTTTGTCGTTGCATCTAGTGTAATTGAAGTCCCCGATCCACCAGTACCAGCGGTGTCATTTAACAACGCTCCATCTAAATTAGATGTTGCAGCTCCAGGAACCGATCCGTTCCATTGTGATATACCAAAACCATAACCATAAGATTGTGCAGCTGGACCCACTTTCTCATAAGGCTTAACTGCAATACTTCCACCTGTTGATACAGTTGCACCAGCGTTAGAACTTTGTGTTATTGTAAAAGTTGTTGGTGTTGGAACTGCTGTTACTTGAAATAATTTATCTTCAAAGTCTGATGCACTAAAACCTGTACCACCTGGTAATGTTACGCTGTCAAATAAAACTATGTCACTAGGTTCTAAATTATGTGCCGTAGAAGTTGTTATAGTACAAACGGGATCATTATTAGTTGTTGCAATTGTAGAAGAACTTAATGTAGATTTTAAAGGTGTAATGTCATGTAGTTGTCCTTCAAAATATAAAAGTAAAAATTTATCTGTTCCTAATCCAACGTATCTGTTTCCATTTAAATCTACAAACGCATGAAGTTTTCTTGCAACTCCTGTAACAGAGTCTGATACTAAAGAAGACCAACCACCTACTTTTTCTGGTAGACCATATCTAAATCTTACATTGTCGGAGTCTATCCATCTATTTTCTGCACCTGCAGTTGTATCCTGTTTATCTATTCCAGGTAGAAAGCTGTATTCAACAAGGGCCATGATCCGTGCTCCTTATGCCGTGTTAGTTTTGTATGCCCAGCCTCTTGTTGCATCCACATACACTAATGTAAAAGCTTGACCGTTAGTATCTAATGTCAAGTTTGATGTGCCTGTATTTATTGGTTGACTGTTTCTGTTAACAATCAAGTTGTTAGAGTTAAAAGTTCCTCTTGCATCAATAAACGTAACCTCTGATCCTACTGGTGGTGATGCAGGTAAAGTTACAGTAATTGGGTTAGCTGTTGTATTTGCAAATATTTGATCACCATCTACTGCTGTGTATGCAGTAATTGTTGAAGAGTTTAAAGTTACATAACCTTTGTTACGAATACCAAGACTAACATTTGTACCATCAGAATATACCAATGATTTAGATCCAACTGGTAATACGACTCCAGTCCCTGATACAGTTTTAACTGTTATTGTATATAATGTAGATGTACCTCTTGTTGTTGCATCTTCAAATATAATAATTCTTTCAGAACCATCAGGTATAGTTACACTTCTGTTTGCGCCTAATGTTCCTGTTAATTTAATATATAAATTTTTACCATTTGATGTTGCACCATTATCAAGTGCTAAAGTTAAATCTCCAGATGCTAATTGTGATGAAGATAAATAACCTGAAGATAATTGTTCTAAAATTTGTAAGTTTGTATTGGTGATCGTGCCCCAAAGACCAGCCTTTTCACCTGTTGCAATTAATTCTAGTTTTGAATTTGTTGAAAAACTTGATGCCATAATTCTCCTAATACGGGTCTATTGGTGTCCAAACTTGACTTACTCCTGGATTAATGTCGTTCCAAGTAATAATACCCGCGTCTTTTACTGTTAACGTCATCGGTACACCAGTTGGTAATACGTTTGCCGCCGCTGTAATACTAACACTTCCTGTGCCAATGGTCAATGCATTTCCTGTAACTGAAACATTCGCTGCCGCTGTTACTGTGATTGTACCTAAACCTAAAGTAAATGGTGTAGCTGTAGGTGTTACATTCGCTGCACCACTAATTGTTAGTGATCCAAAACCTAAAGTCAGTGGACTTCCAGACGGTGTCGCAAGTGCTCCTGCTAACGCCGTAGAACTACCAACTGAAAGAGTTAATGCATTACCTGTTACATTAACAGTAACGTTCGGGTTAAAGAACGATGTTGATATTGGAGCACCAGATATGGAAGTTAAACCGAGCATATTACTCCTATTGAAATATTACCTTTTTTAACATATAAGAATTATATAGTAAATAATATATAATGAAAGCTAGAAAATAACTATATGAAGACTGTAATATTAGATAATATTCTTTCTAAAAAAGAATTATTTTATATGTATAATCAAGTCATAAGCAGTCCAACATGGAATATGACGGGTGTATCTGGACCACATGACGGTTTTATATCTTCGCCTATTTTAATAGCAAAAGATAATAATGGAGGAACTCAACACTACCCATTTTGTCTTTGGGGACAAACTCTAGTTTATAGAATAGCAAAATTATTAGAAAATCAAAATATAGGTATACCCACTGATTTAAATAGAATGTGGTTTAATGTTACTTATCATGGTAGAAAAACTCAACATTGGTTGCACCGAGATGATCAAGAAAATTCAAAATTAAAATCAATTTTATTATTTATGACTCCTGTTTGGCAGCCAGATTGGAGAGGTTCTTTTTATGTTGATGGTGAAGAGTTTAAATATAAACCAGGAAGTGCTGTAATATTTAATTCAAATGAATATCACAAGGGAGAATCTCCTACATCTGAAACATATAATTGGCAACGAATGTGTTGTAATATGGTGGTAGGATAATGATTAGTTTAATAGATAAAAATAATAAATTAAATGAAAGTAAAAGTAGTTTAAATATTACTTATCCTAGAACTGTAAACATAATATTTGGAAGCTATCCTCATCCCGATGTAATTCATAATTTTATTATGAATATAAAAAACAACATAAATAAAAAAATGAGCAACTATACAAATGTAAAAGGAGGAATGACTAATTGGCTTTATTTTTTAGATGATGATGATTTTAAAAAATTTTTTATTTATTTAATAAACACACATCAAACAACTCATCCACATCTTTTTGAATACTTTTTAGAAAGATATGAAGTTACTAACGCTTGGGGAAATGAAATAAAACCAAATGATAGTTTAAATTATCACACACATCCTTGTTGGCACGGCATTCTTTATTTAACAAAAGGTTGTGATTTATATCTGCCAGAGCTTAATATAAAAATAACTCCTGAACCTGGAGACTATTACATTTTTCCACCTGAAGTATTACATGGTTTTGATAAATATGAAGGAGAACAAAATAGATATAGTTTAGTTTTTAACATACAACAAACTAATGAATTTAATTTTAAGAAAAAATTAGAAGAAAAAAATGATAGAGAAAACAGTTAGTATAACTAATTTTATAGGAGTCTATGATAATTACATTCTTCCAGAAGAATGTAATAAAGCAATAGAATTATATGAAGATCAAAATAAATTTAATAATACATTTAATAGAATTACATCAGAAAATGCATCTGTATTACAAAAACAAGATCAACAGTTTTTTATGGGGTCAAGTAATATTGATGTTTGGTGGGAAAACTTAAAACCAATGATGGTAAATTTTGATATTGCTTTAAAACATTATCTTGAACAAACTGGAGCTAAAGAAGCTTACAAAGATCCTTTACATTATACTAGTTTAAAAATTCAAAAAACTTTACCTACAGAGGGTTATCATGTTTGGCACATTGAGCATCAAAAAGGTTATGATAATGAATCAAGAGCTTTTGTTTTTAGTATATATTTAAATGATATAGAAGAAGGTGGAGAAACAGAATTTTTACATTTTTCAAAAAGAATAAAACCTAAGACAGGTAGAATAGTTATATGGCCTGCAGCTTTTCCCTATGTTCATAGAGGTAATCCACCTTTAACAGGTGAAAAATATATTTTAACTTCTTGGATGATGTTACGATGAATATGATGTAGGTCTTGAACCTTTTTCTGATTCTTCTCTAGAATCATTGTCCCAATCATGTTGTAATCTATTTAAATGTGCAGCATCCCATTTATCTATAAATTGACTTTGAAAATCTCCTAGATCAGCATCTGCATAAGTGCAGTGAGGTGTTGTATCTCTATGTTCTACTTCATCAGTAGATGGATTAGTTTCATATTGAATAGCCCAAATATTTGAAAATTTAGAGTCAGACCAAAAAGGGTCTTCATTAAATATGTAACCTGTTCCAGCAGCATCACCTGTTTGTTTAATAATTAATTTATCATCAAATATTACTGTCCAATTTGCATTAGTTGCCATTTTATCTCCTAAGTTTTTATAACATAAGTTACAGTCAAATAAGGCTGTAAAACTGAAGTTGCATCTCCAGTAAAATTTGCACTCATATTATGAGAATGTGCCTGACCTTGACCAGTTGAATAATAAGTTTGTATAGTTGTTGCACCACCGCCACTATTTTTATATGGATATCCTGAACTATTTCCATCGTAGTTACCAAGTAGTACATCGTGTTGGTGAGATGCAAGTTGTGCTGTTGTTAAACTTGCGTTAGCTGTCGAACCTCCAACATTTCCCGTAGATGTTACAGTGTTTGCACCACCTGTAGATGCCAAAGATTTGTTGTTAGATTTACTTACTGCTACTTTATCTTGTAAATCAGGTAAAGTAAAAGTTGATGCACCATCACCTGTACCATAAGTCGTGCCTATGATTGCAAATAATGCAGAATAAGTTGTTCGTGACACAGCTGATCCATCACATTCTAAAAACCCAGTAGGCACAGAAGACGTAGTCCAAGGCACAATAGTTGCCGTTGGAATTCCTCCTGCTGTTGATCCTAGTCTAGTTAATGCCATAATTTATCCTATGTTGTAATTATTCTATACCCCATGAAATATGTTCTTGGTTCATAAGTTGTTATACTTCCACCACTATCTTGATAATAATAAACTGATACAACAGCCCCCACTGATAAATTTAATATTAGAGATGTAGATACTGTGTTATATCCACCACCACTAGGAACATTTAAATTGCTGTATCTTCCTGTTTGACCAGCCACACTAGGTTGAGATCCGTCTACGTAAATAGCTAAGTGTTGTCTATCGAAATTAGCACTACCATCTCCAGTTGCTACAGCATGTAAAAAATAACGACCTGCTTTACCACTAGGGACTGTAAATTGATTTGATGCAAAACCACTATCTGTATCAAAATCTTCTGTATCAAAATTTAATTTAGTAAATGATTGATCTGATATTGATTGACCAGAAGTCTGACCAGCAAAAAATGCTGGAGTATTTAACTCACCAAAATTTGTAGCTGTCCCAGAATTTGTAATAGTTGCACCAGATGGAATCGTGATTGTATCACCAGATGCACCGATAGTAATAGTGTTACCACTTTCGTTGATAATGTTATTACCGTCTGTGTCTTGTATCGTGTCTGCTTTTAATATACTTGTCATAATTTATCCTATTCAATAATTTTAGTTATACATAGCCATGTCATAACTGCTTCTGTACCCATATTAATACTGCCAGAGCTTTGATCTTGATAACCAAATATTTCTAAATAATCATTTACAGCATATTCATTCATATAAGCTACATTTGCAGAATTATTTTTTCCACTAGATACAGTAGAAAGTATATGAGCAGAACCATTTTTTCTTACACTCGTTTGTAATCTTTTATCAAAAGCAGCAATATTATAATATAAACTTGCTTGAACTAAATATTTTCCAGCAGAATCGAATGTATATCTACTATTAGTAGAATCCCAATTAGAGGCAGTATCTATTGATGGTGTAGCCCAATTAACAAATTTAGTATGTGAGCTGTGACCTAAAGTTTGTGCAGAACCATTACTTTGTACAAAAAAATTTGGAGTGTTTGCTCCACCAATATTTGTCTGTGTTGCACCTGAATCAATAGTAACAGTCTCCCCAGATTGACCAAGAGTAATAGTCCCTGATCCAGAGCTTGTTTGTATATTCGATACTTTTAATGTTCCGTTTGCCATTATGCTCCCATTAACGCTTTGATTTCATCGTCATCAAGACCTAAGTCTTTTAATTTTTGTTTACCAGATGCTTTTTTATTTTCTTTAGTAATTTCTTCTT